ATAGAATCCAGAGCTAACAGCATCGGTAAGCTGAGTAGCCTCATCCAGCAGACTATAATGGACTACAAGATAGGCACTCATCCGAGTGATGTGCGTGGCGTTAGGCTCGTACCAACTAATAAGGTTGCTGATATCCAGCAGATGATAGACGAGAAGTCTAGAGAGTTAGGTGTACTACGGAGGAAAGCACTTGCAGAGTGGCCTACGATCTACGCTGATTCAGTTGAAGGATTAGGCGATAACATCAGTGAGGTCACAGTACCTGCGAATGGTGAAGAGTTCTTATCCGAGTTCAAGATCGCTGTTGACTGGTCAGCCGCACCGATGGCTATAAAGAAAGGCACGATCTTTGAGGGCATGACTGAAGAGATTACCAACAAAGTAATCGCCAAGTCTGAGAGGGTGCGGATAGATAACATGGCACGTAACCATGCCAAGACTCTCGAACCCTTAATGAAAAAACTAAAAGATGCGATAGCGAAAGTGTCTAAGGGTCAGCGTCTACATCAGAAGACATTCGATGAACTAACTGAGGCCGCTTCTGAAGTGAAAGAGTTGAACTGGTTTCAGTTCGATGTCATCGATGATGTGATCCGTGCAACACAGGAGGTCGGCAAGATACAGCGCGATCACTTAGGCAAGGAAGGTTCGACCGAACGTAAGCTTGCCAAGGAAGCTATCGAAGATGTGTATGAACAGACAGAACGTACAGCACGTAGGCTTGCAGTATGTGGACTATAACTTTAACAACTGAGTTGTTAACTAAACCAATAAATATATAAACCAAATAGAAAACCAAATAAAATGAATACCGAAACACCAGAAATAAAGTTCAGCGATGTAGAAACACAGGCTGAAATCGTATACTCGTCAGGGGACTCAGTGATGATTCTCTTAGGAGCAGGAGGAACAGGCAAGACAGCTCTTGCCAATGCCTCAGTAACCAAGTCCATTGCCAAACTCTTCGGGGTCAGTGTGGAAGAGGTCGAAGTCTACAAGTGTAACTACACTGGAGCTTCACCGCTTGAGGTCACAGGCTATGGAGTATTAAAGAAAGGCTCGAATGGGGAGGACTTAATGTCATTCTCTGAGCCGGAAGGCATACCAACGGAGGCTCTACTAAAGAGGCTCGACAAAGAGAACACGCCTTGCTTACTGGTCTTCGATGAGATGCCAGAATGGGCGGCTGATACTAGATCATTGATACGTAGTACGATTGATCCAGATGGTGAGTCCAAGATAGGATCACATAGGCTTGGCAATAACGTCAAGGTACTGGTGACAGGTAACAGACGAGAGGATGGGTCACGCTCTGCAGTACTGGATGCCCCGATAGTTAACCGTGGTAATCAGTTTATATTAAAAGCTGATATCAATTCATGGTTGAGTTGGGCATCAGACCACGCATGGAGTAAGTTCTCCCCTGTCGTGGAGTATCTAATGTTCAACGCCAAGTTGGAGGATGGTAACCGCTTTGCTCCATCTATTCCACAGCCTTGGGATGGGTCACCACACCCAACACCGAGATCATGGGCTAGTGCTGCAAAGCAGATACACTACATGGATAACCAGATCGAACTCAGTAAGCCAGAGTTTAAGAAACACATTAAGCTCACACTGCAGTCCAAGGTTGGAGACACTACGGCTCGTGATTGTCTAGCCTACATCAACAGTTCTACTGGACTGCTTGATGACTTAGAGGCAATCCGCAAGGGAGCTATGGAACTATCCAGTAAACCTACTGACCAGTTCAAGATGGTTCACGCCTCCTTACGTGTATTAGATCGTGAGCTTAATGAGCTTGAGACGAAGCAGGGTAGGGACAGAGGCACGGCTGTATCTGCAGGTGAAGCGGATTGGTTCGTTGATAAGTTCCTACTCCCATCTACTAAGGAGATTGGTAGAGCAGGATACCATGCCGCGATCAACGTGGATATCCCATTGAATGAGCATGCTAAGAACAGCGTACTGAAAGGACTTTAACAACTGAGTTGTTAAATAAACCATTAACTTAAAAAAAGAATACCATGATACATAACATAGATAACATACAGGAAGGTGACCCAATTGAGTTCGATCACTATGGCAACAGCACATTAGCTTTAGCATTCCGAAGGCTCGAAGAAGAGCCAGAACTCTACCCATACTATAGCGCGCTGACTCTACTCAAGTGGAGCTGGACATATGGCACACCATACGGACAGACAGACGGTAGACACCTACGCCTAAACCCTAACTGCATACCTGTTATAGAAAGAACGAGCGACCCTGTTGGGTTTCTTGCTTTCCTACTAGCACATGAGTCAGGCCACGTAATGCTGGGCATCTCAAGACTGTTCAAACTACTTGGCGTTGTACCAGAGGACGACGCCCCTATAGAAGAGGTGCAAAGTTTCATGGCACACAAGCAACTGGTAAACATAGCCGCTGACCATGCTGATAACCTACTCATACGTAAACAGAATAGGGAGCTACTCCCCATGATCGAAGGGTCATGCTGCGATATCAAGTATGATAACATGAGTACGGAGAACATCCTTATCGAGTTAGCTAAGGAGGTGAACGATGGACAATCCAAAATGGATGACGAGCAGGGAGAGGCGGAAGGTGAACCGCAAGAGGGGGACGGTGATCCGCAACCATCTGATGACGGTGATAATGCTGGTGATGATGCTGACACTAATAAGGATACTAACAAATCGGATAGTGATGAGGATGGTGAGGCGACCGAAGACACTGATGAAGCGGGTGATGGTAATGCAGATGCAGATGCAGATGATGAAGCGGGTGAAGGATCAAGCAGTGGCGGTGATGAAGAGGGAGGCGAGAGCAGTCCCTCAGATGGGACGCCTAAACCTACAGACAAAGAGATCCTTGGAGATCAATGGGTCGGTCAGGGTGGTGATGATCTACCTGACAAGCCACAGCTTGAGGAGGGTGAGACATTGGAGGAAGCACTCGAAGAGATTGAGCAGATTGCCGAGCAGGTAATTAAGAACGCTGAGATATCCTCATCATCAAGGGACTTAGGACTTAGCAATACATTGCGAAGTGTGAAGGATCAGAGGTCACAGAGATCATACATGGACTGGAAGAAGTACGTGATGGAGTGGAACACCGCACGAGTTACTGATGGATGGACTCGACCATTCAACGCTCCGATATTCAACGCGACCAATGGGCTATGCACAGCGGGGCGTGGACGAGACGGATGTGGGACAATCGTATATGTCATAGACAGTAGCTGGTCGATGGATGAACAACTGACATCTGATCTGTTGATACTTGCTCAGGAGTTCCTCGACAATCTCAAGCCGGAGAAGATGGTCATACTGTCTGTCTCCTCTAGAGTCAGGGATGTACATGAACTCTACGCAGGGGACACAGCACCGACTAAGATAATAGTTGGTGGAGGCACAAGATTCCATCCCGCATTCGAGTGGGTCAGGGACAACGAACCCTTCTGCGATGGGCTAGTGTACTTAACCGATGGTTATAGTAATGACTTAAAGAACTTGCAGGAGCAACCATACCCTATGCTGTGGGTCACATACGGATTAGACTCCAAGCAATTCCCAATCGGTGAGGCCATTGATGCCCCACCAAGTAACGCAGGTATTCCTGCATAACAAAACCAATAACATAAAAACCAAATAACAAACTATGAAAACAGTAGAAACAAAAACAGAAACAAACTGCGAGGTAATGCTTCGCCAACAAGATGAGCGTGAGCTAATCGTAGACGTAAGAATAACAGTGGAAGATGAGAACGGTAATGCTATCTCCGATGAGTATGTGGAAGGGTTCTCCTTCACTGAACCAACGGAGACAGAGAGATATCGTGATGCTAGGCGAGAGTTCAACAGGCTATTAAGAAAGTATAATGACAAGATGGCGGATCAAGACAGCCAACACCCAGAGAAATCCTATACTTTAATTGAGAATGATAAGGTATTCTGGGAGGCTCGTCAGTTGGTTAAGATTAAACAAGAGGAAGACGCAGTAGCGATGCTCACCTTAGGTGAATAAACATAAAAACCAAATAACAAACTATGAAAAAAGAAAAGGAGAAATCAAAATGAGAAGAGGATATATAATTGAAGGAAACATAACTCCCTGCAGGTGTAAGAAGAAACCATACCCAACTTCCAAAGTCATAACGGACGAAGAGTACGGGCTGGATGATTTTCAAAACATGACAGATGATTATAAAAGTGTATTCACAGATGAAAGAATGGATGGTGAGTGCCCTGCTTGTAACTCAATAGTTACATACGACAGGTTCTTTGTAGTGACGCACACACGAGAAGTCAAAGACTTCACTGTTGAGTTCTCAATACGAGCGCCTTCATATGATGATGCTAGGGGCAGGTGTTTAAAACTATTATCTGGTGTAGTTAAACTAGGTGACCTTACGGGCTTCACCTTTAAGTCCCAAGCATGAAAAATTAAACCAACAACATGAAAACCAAACAAGAAAATAAACAAAGACAAACCAAATTAAAAAGGTTCTTCAGAACTGAAATCCTAAATGGAAATACCAACGCACTAGATTGGTTAATCAATGACTACATTGATAGCAACCTAGCGTTTGGGGTATCGGGCGGGGACGATGACGACTCTGCATTATTAGAACTAGAAATCCTAGCTGAAGATTTTTTAGGGTATGAAAAACACAAATCAAAATCAAAATGAAAAAAGAAAATAAAGTATATACAAAACAAGTAGCGCAGAATGAGGCAGGAAACCCTGCAGATAAAGTACTACAGAACCACATGTTTGATGTGGCCTTCTCGTTAGAGTCCGCCAATAAATGGGAAGACGTAACTAATGGGGAGATGATCATGGCACTAGCCAAAAGGCTTGATGCTTTAAGGACAGAGCTACGCCATTCAAGAGAGTACAAACATGACGGAGCCTTTGGCTATAGCGATAGTTATGTAGTCGATGAATACGACAGGCGCTCTCATACCATAGGACACAAAGACAGTGATGATGTAGGAAAGGAGTTAAGCGGTAACTATGCTAAACAACGAACACAGAAATGGGGGGAAACAAAATGATGCTGCTAATAGGTTTAGTTGTATGGCTGTTAGTAACTGTGGCTGTGTTAAGATTCTTTGCTGCCGCGTCAGACGGGAGAAGATTGGGCGACTTGAACAAGAAAGATAAGGATGCCAAGTAACCATTGCAGTAACTGGGATTACCACAAATGGCTGAAGGAAGAAGCCACTAAGAAAACAGAGATGAACATTGACTGGGAAGTAGAATACAGAGAGCTACAACTCCAACTAATTAAATCGCGTATCCGATGCTCGTCCTACAAGGCGGGAGTAGAGAATGCATTGAAGTGGTTGAGGGAGGAAGAGCGGGACAACACACACCCCGCGACAAACATTACCCACTTAGCCGAAGCCGCTACATGGGATAAAATAAAAACTAAAAAACATAATAAATAAATAAATAAATAAATAAAATGGCAACTAAACTAGATAAACAAATAACAAGAGAAGCAGAGATCAATGGAACAATGTACCATGTATCATTGACACCTGACCCCGAACCATCCTTAACTTACAGAGAGAAGGGGACGAGGGGCAAGGGTACATCGATACCCCTTAGCTCATTATTGAAAGAAGACATTAACCCAACAGCACCAGTTCAGCTCGCGATGGCTGAGTCACTAAAGGATGGCAAAGTATCGTACAAGAGCATTGGCGAAGTGTACATGTCTGCGGCTGAAATCAAAACCAAGATTGCTATATCAGATAGAGACTACAAGGAAAAGGCAGCAGTACTTGAAGCTGTTGATGACTTCGTTAAACTCGCGGAGTGGCAAGCAGATAAGAGCGCACCCGACAGTGCAATAATGGAGCATAAGACATAAGCATATATGTCATTGACTCATATAAATATAACAAGTATAATTAGATATCCGATATGAATATAATAAGACAGATTCAACCCAACGGAATGCCACTTATTGTGGACGTTCAAGCGGATGATGACGGTAATATTCTCAGGGATACTGTGCGGGTGTACCCAATTATCCCTTCAGACCCACCCCGTATTGGGGAGAATGTTTATACATGCGCAACGCCTAAAGGAAAGCACGAGAATCAATGGCTCTCACTCTTTTCACGACCAAACAACAGCCATAAGAAACCAAAGAAAGATGATGAGACTAGTTAAAAAAGTAGAACCCCAAGCCATAATGAACGCACTAACAGACATATCAGGATTCACATCCGAAGACCTAGCATCCGAAGCAACGGGAGGAACCATTGCAGATTGGAGACACCTTGGTATGTACGTTGCAAAAGAGTACGGCATTCCATTGAAGACAATAGGAGAGATGTTCGGCAGACATTTCAGTACTGTGTCCTCCGCAGAACGTAAGGTTAGATCCTTACTTGAGCAGGATGAAGTAAGTAGTGCTGTTAATAGGATAAAATCTAAAGTAGAAAACACACAGGAAGAGTAACATGTTTATTAAAAAATACTGTAAGCCTGACCGCCCTCCGTTTGAGAGGATACTAATGACACAATCTGATGAGCCTATCCCCGACTACCATGTATACGGTGAGAGGAATAAACAAAGCCCTACTACATTGTACTGGGGAACAAACCGCGCAGAGGCAGAGTCCACTTATGATTCTCTTATGTCCCGTTATATGTTCCACACTAAAGCAGTTTTTTAGGAGAAAAGATTTGACCTATGTATTCATGTGTATTACGGGTTAGCCATGACGAGAGTTGAGGCACAGACAATAACAAATACAGAGGTTACATATGAGTGTCCTCATTGTTGGACATCGGGAAGTGGGCCTCAACACCCAACTAACAAATTTAAGAATGGGAACATTGCTAAAGACAGGAAGCCTACACTACACCAACATAGAACTGATGGGGAGTCTGCCAATAGCTTTGATAATAACAAAACTTTTAACCGCATGTCTCACTGTAGGTATGACACAGATGAAGTGCGTATAAGAATTACAGAAAATACAAAACGGATAAACAAGTAAATGAACTTTCTACGAAAAGAATTCCTTGCAAGGAAGCCTTCAAATTATGACACCTCTGAAGGAATACTTTAAAACGGATGAGAACCTGTCTGAAATAAATACAGAAGCGAAGTGTAATCACCTTACTGAAAATCGCTTTAATCGGTAAGAACAAAACATCCCTATCCTTGCAAGGAATCCTTTTCGTAGGAATAAAATACTAAAAATAAAACTAAGATTAAACAAGTAAATGAACTTTCGTAGAAATAAGATAGTAAGAATAGAGTTAAGGGAGAGCCTTAAACAAAGTGTTTTAGGGGTGTGAATAGCCCTCGATTTCCACTTATATTTGAACACTTGCTATCCTTGCTCCGTCGATACCCAGCCATAAACAAAACACATGAAAGGTTAATAGGTATTCCCCTTTTGTGTAGGTTGTTGTTGGCTTACCAAAACAAAAGATCCCGCTCTTATAAGGTTACGTGTCCGTGCCTTATAGGGGCGGGTTTCTTTTTATTCTACAGGGATGTAGCGCCCGTAGGATTCCAACTGGTTCTGGTATGTGCGCAATCTTTCAACGTGCGCGTCTCCCTTAACCGCCATGTTCTTTATGAACGGAGTTTGCAGTGAAGGCCGCTCCATAAATCCGTTGAGTAGTAAAGCCATACGCCTCTTACCATAACCACGTTCAAGAGCTTGGTTATATATCTGCTCATCAGTCAGTCCTAACTTCTTGAAGCCCCTAAATGTTTTTAGTAAGTGTGCGTTAATTCTTCTCCGCTTCTCGATCTCTGTATCTGTGAATCCTCTGATCATACCCTCCGACAATGCGTCCTCAGTATACATACGATTCTTCAGTGATGATGCTCTTCGATATTCCCCCGACCTTTCAGATAAGAACCTATCAAGCTGTTGCTCTAGTTTAATATTGTAAGGTTTCATAGGCATCAGCTCATTAACCACAGCCCCTACTGGGGTAATAATAAAGTCAGACACATCAGGATCACCCTCCATTAATTTAAGCATCCCTTCTTTAACGAAAGCAGTTGGAGATTTCGGAGCGTATGCTTCTCCGAATACGAACATAAGTTTCTTAGAGAAAGCTTCGTAGGCCGTATCATTTGCCTCTACGATAGGCTGACCTGTCTGTGGGTCTCTATTATTGAGAGCACTAGAGACAGCCCCCGCTAATATTTGCTCGTCTAGATACTGCTCCATAACTAATGCTTTGAATAAAGCAGCTCCCCCTTCTGCGGGAGACCCTCTCCACACTTGCTCCAACCCTCTCATAAATGGATCTACTATCATAGCATAAGGGTTTAGATATGTGAAGTCTATGGACTTCAGCTTATCTCCTTTCCCAAAGTAGAAGAAAGAGTGTGACCTTAAATACTCAGGCATTGAAGCCCTTAAAGCCTCGTCCTCTTCTTCACCAATGCCCACAATAGTATTTGCGATAATAGGTGCTATAGCGGACGCACCTATTGTAGTGCCCCAGAAACCATAGGCTCTTTGCTTACCTCGTTTTATTAAAACTGGATTACCAGAGTTCTTTTCTTCTTTAATTAAAGCAACTGTGTTTATTGCTATCCTCCACACCTCCACCTTGAATCGAATGAACGGGGCAAACATCACACCGAAGAATGTACCATTCAAACTCTGCACCCAAGGAGGAGCTTGGTCATATTGTTGAGAAGTCTCCTTAACTTTCCTTGCCGCCTCTTGCATGAGCTCCGCGTCACTCTTATTTCCCCAATTAATATGGCCCTTTTCCTCGTCTGCCTTTGGGTCTGTAGAGTCCACATGTTTATCTCTAGCTTGCTGCATCACATCAAGCTCATTCATAAAGTAAGCAATCTTATAAAAAGTATCTACCGACTGAGATAACTCCCGTAAGTATTTGTATCCTTTCTTTACCCCCTTTGGTATATGATCAGAAGTCCAGTCCAAAGGGTCTTTGCTTTTCTTCACTTCCGTTTCTAACCCCTCAAGCGTATCAATTAATTCTTGTTTGATCTGCTCATCAGTTTTAGGTTTCGTAATTAAATCCTGTACGAGCCTAGCTTCCAGCGCATTAGTTCCTATACCTAACATTATCAATGTTCTATGAAAAGCACTTACCTCTTCCTTACCCATCATTAAATATTTCTTTCGTATCCTCTCTTGAAGAACAGCCCTCCCCATTCTTTTGAGTGAGCGCGGCCCTATGAGACCTTGTGAAGGCCCGAAGAAAACTATATTAGATACGATGTTACGGACATAGAAACCTAGAGAGCCTAAAGTTTTAGCCCCTAAGGATAGTCCAGTTAATGTAGCTCCTACTTTATTAATAAATAAAGCAGACTCTTCCGCCTCACCGACTACCTCTTTTGTCTTCGGATTCAATATGTCTGAGACAACACCATCCATTTCTGCATTCACAAAGTAAGTCTTACCATCAGCAAAGGGTGCTCCATGAATTAAACCAACCTCTCTACCTGCTAAGACTTCTAACTTCACGAGGGTAGGGTCACTGTCCTCCTTGTACATGGGGTCTCCTTTTTTGTCTTCCCCTATATGTTCTCCTTCAACAATAAACTTATGATCTTCCCCCACTTTCTTTAGGTTGTTTATAAAGTTTATATGAGAAGAGAGTGCTCCTAAATGCTGGAATGTTTTAAGTAATTCGTTATACCCAGTCTCATCGGAAACTTCCCCTAATAATTCACGGAGTTCTTTTGGTGGGTTCTTTCTTCTTTGGAGGGCTCCAACATCCCAGTTAATAAGATGCCTTTGACGGTCACGGTTTTGGAGACCCGCTATTAAGTTTGATCCCGCTGCCTTCCCTTTCGGTTTAAGCTGTAAATCGAGATAGTCATTAACCAGTTGATCTTTAAACTCCGCTTCTGAAGAGGAGCCCATCTCAGCTACCCAACCTTTTGGATTGAAGAGCTTAATTTGTTTTAATAAAAAGTTACCAGCAGCGTTACGCGCATCCGCATATTTCCCTTTTGGTATTTGTATGTCCTTTTTGTAGTCCTCATCGGAGAATAGCCTGTACGTTTTGTGTAGGTATATCTGTAAGTTATCATCTATTGCGATGCTCATCTCATTATCACTGCCTACTATGTCTCGTATCCTTTCTGAGTGCTCGTCGGTTAATCTCCTCAATTCAATTAAGTGTTTAACGAGCTGTGTATCGTAAGGGTCACCTTTGAATTTTTGGATTTCGGCTAACCTCTCTACAGCTTTAGACCTTTTCTTTAGGAAATCAGCACGTCGCCCCGCTAAGTACCACCTCCGCACTGCCTTTACCTCATCTTTAGTTAAGTCCCTCTGCTGGTCTTCGGGCATAAGATTCCCATCCTTGTCTGTGTTAACTTCAATCCTACGCGCCTTTAAATTATCCTCAAAACCTTGTTCAGTTTCTGGTGTGATGTTCTCACGGCTACCTGTAATGTCTTGTATAAGACCAACGGGAGCCCTTCCTTCAAAATCTTCGTCTACTATTCTATCTAGTTCTTGTTTAAATAAATTAAAGTCAACCTCGACAGCATCTCTTATATACCTCCTCTGTTCTAAAAGTCTCTTAACCCTTGGGTCAATAGCTCCAGTGAATTTATTTACAAGCCATCCAAGCATCCCGTGCTTAGAAGATTTACCTTTATACTCTCCTGATCTAAAGAAAGGCACATCAAACAGAGGCTTATAAGACCCATATGTTACACCCCCTGTGTCGGTATCAAATGTCTCCTTACCACCTGCATCAAGACCACCCGCTTGTGTGTACCTTACGCCACTGTCTTCCGCAGCTCTTTTGGCCTCACTCATCTTCTTCGCAACCTTCAGCCTGTCTACTTTAAGATCCTTCCTATATTCAAACTCACCTCTCCGAAGGCCCAGTTCTTTTTTGATTATATCTAATGGAGTATTACGTGACGCATCACGTTTACCGAACGCGGCCTCAGGAGGCACTATAATACCTCCATAAATCTCAGAGGCTTTGTTCAGCATGTCCTCGTGAGTGCTTACGTGATTCCCAGCATCTTTAACAAAGCTAACAAACTTTAGGTTAGGGTTTTTTTGCCTATTCGTTTTAGCAAAACCTGCGATAACGTCTCCCAAACCATATATGGCTTTATCATAAGAAGGTACATGGAAAGGAAGTGACTGAACTTTTCCATTCCCCCCATATTTTTTTAGTAGCTTTAGCCAGTGTTCGTTAAACATACCTCCTGCCTGTGCCGCTGCATCTCTAAATAACCCTGAGTTATCGTAGATAGGGAAGTCGTGCCATAGATCTTGTGGTATAACACCTAAAGGTTCTGAGATTGTAATAAAATAAACCTTACCATATTTTTTACTTATGGCCCCCTTGTCGAACATTTTCAGTGCTTCGTTATATGCATAATATATATGTCCTTTAGGGATGTTCGGAGTTTGCAAGTAGCTGAAGTTCTTACTAACAGCACACGGGACACATACAACAGTGTCGACATCTGAAGGAATAAGAAACTCGCGCATGTAAGAATGCCACCCCGCTACCTCAGGATGTTCCATTAACTTTAATGTTGCCGCTGGCGTATGGGCAAACATATCGGGCCTGAGTTCGGCTATTGGAAGTCCCCCAGCCTCGTCTGCCTTTTCCCTTATGTCGTTGTGTTTCCTCCGCCTCTCATTAAACATACGCCTTGTGAACTTCAGAAGGTTTGCTCTCGATAAAACTGTTTTAGCCGCTGAAGGTTTCCCTGAGGGGAGGATGAGGGGCTTCCCTGTTTGGGCAAGCTCTGCATCATTCACGCCTAAGACCTCCTTGATCTCTTCGTCGTTGTTAAGGTCTACCTGATCTACCCTATCAAAACCTTCCAACGCACCCGCTTGTGTGTGCCTTATGTCTGGGCTAGTAAGATCAAACCTTTCAGATAAAGGAATGACGTTTCCATTATCATCTTTAGTTATAGGGTCGGATAATTTTATTTGTTCAGGTGTGAACACTACTGTAATCCCCTTATCCCCCCTAGTATTAGAGTAGAATGCATCAATACCAGTAATTTTTTTAAAGGCTTCTAATACATTTTTAGCTGCTACACCACTATTAAAAAGTTCCCCCGTTTGTTCTGCTATCGTTTCGTTACCATTAGATAACATATCTGCGGCAGTCTCAAGCCCCCCGTAGTTCCCTAAAGTTGTGTCCATATCAGTTGCTTCAGGGTAGTCCTTTCTTATCTCTTGGAGTTCTGTATCAGCTATCTCCCTAAGAACTGGTAATAGTTCTTCAGGGGAGAGTGCGGGAGTATCATAAGGAATTGCGTTGTTGATTTTCAAATGTGCAGAATGGACAGCGCCTTTATTATAGTCGCCAATTACTCTATATCCGTCGGCCATATTTCTATTTCCAGCAAAATAAAAGCCTAATCCAAAAGCAAAACCCGTTCCAGAATCTATCTTACCATAATCGAAAGTTGTAAACTCATTAGGAGTTCCATGAAACACTGGCCCAACAGTATACCCTGCCTTCTTAGCAGTCTCATCGACCGTCTTCTGTAGTTCATCTTGATTAGCCTCTGGATCTTTGGCTAACTCTAAGTATTTAGCGTCCAACGCACCCGCTTGTGTTTCTCGTTGGTCAGTCTCTGCAAATGGTTTGTCGTCTATCCATGTAGCAAGAGATCTAAGAGAACTTTCTGGGTCGTCTATATCAAACTTAATAGTTGTGTTTACTTCAAAGCCACCTTTAAGGCGTGTCATCTCTCCTGACAACCTATCCAAAGCAGCCCCTACAACAGGGTTGCTGCTATCCTTCTCACGCATTGCTTTAAAACGGTTTACATAAGAACGTAAGTACCTCAATAATACACGCACAAAGTTAGGGTTGCTCTTGTAGAAATCTATCTCTTCCTCTGTTGTAAATCCTTTCGTTATCCTTTGCGCCTTCATCCGCAAGAACTCATCAACTACGATGTGCTGCTGGTTGCGTCGAGCCCATGAGAGAGCCTCAGGAGATAGTTCAGTACGAGCCTCCGCTATAAGCTCTGGCTTACCTTTATAGTAAGTGTCTATTATATCATATACTTGTTGTTTAGGTAGTGAGCTAAATATCGTATCCACCTCTGCCTTACTTAAATTTCGCCAAGCTGCGTGGTGTATAACTTCGTGAGCTGCCTCAAATCTCGTAACATGTTGGGCGTTACCAGCATTCAAACCCATCGTTAGTCTCGCTAGACCGTGAGGATTTATAACTAAACGCATCCCCTCCTCTGTCGGCTCGGCTCTAAAAGCCCCCTTCGCACGGGCTGCTGCTGCTTCCCGTGTGCTGCTTACTGTCGCGTCATGGTCTTCACGGATATCCATACCCCAAAAAGATGCTATCTCTGCCGCTTGAATTTTAGCCTCCACATATCTTTGGTGGTGCTCTTCAGCAGTAAGCCCTCCTCCTTGTTCTTCTGACACCTCTCTGTCCTGCCAAAGGTTACCGAACGACCCAGTAAATCTTTCTTGTGTCCCTGCAGCTTCTTGTCTCTTTTGTTCGAGTTCGGCTTCCAGTTCCGTTTCTGTTAGGGAACCTGCTTGCGTCTCACGCCCGCTTTCTTTTAGAATGATCTCTTGTTCTTGTTTATTTAAGCCTTCTGAATTTAATTTTTCAGACACCTCTTGCTCAAACATTTCTTTAGCCCGCTGTTTATCCGCGAATGCTATTGTTCCTCCAGAGGAGAGTATCTCTCCTTTAGCTTCTTCTAAGGTAGCTCCTTGAGATTTTTTTAGAAACTCTTCTTCTGTTATCTGGCCGCTTTCATATTCGCTATAAGCATCTGTAATTTCATCTGGGTTTAATGAAGCTGGGGTCACATCTAGAATCTCTCTAGATCTAGAAGCGGTTCTTAGTTGTTTGGTAATATCATCCTTACTCTCTTCAATGAATGCTTGAGTTAATGGGGAGCCTGATGCGCCAAGCTCTTCTATAACTTTGTCAATCATCTCATTTTGGTGCTTCTCATACCGCGTTCCACTTCCTCTGTCCATCATGTTACGGACACCGACAACACCTCCACCCATAACACCGCCTAAAGATGCAGCGTGTAGCCCTGTCATCATTCTCTCAATCATTGGTGTGTTCTCATTAAGGGCTGCGTCCATAATGAATGTTTGTACAAACTCATCAAGCCCCTCTTCTAATGCCTCACTCACAGCAGGTATACCATATGCTTTGAGATTATTGCCCACCCTATTTTTGAGGGCTGTCTGCATTTCTTTTGTGGTTACCTTCAATATAGCTTCTTTAAATTCTGTAGCCCCTAACCCCCTAACACTTATGTTTCTTATCTTCTTCAATCCGTTTACCATTCCCTTAGTAGTCATGCCTCTAAGGAAAGCACTCTCAAAACCACCGTATCCAATACCCATGAAGGCAGATGTTATTAAACCAGTAACAGTTCCCGCCATCATAGCATAACCTAAAGCAGCGTCATGCTTCTCTTCGTGTGTCATGTTATCTGGCTGTGCTCCGTACACAGTAGCATAAGTACTACCCGCACTTCTATTAGCAGCCGTTAAAAATAAAGGTGGGTATACCGCAGCTTTACGGAATATCTTATTACCTACTGCTTTATTATAGGCTTTTAAAGCTTCTTGGACTCCATCAAAAGAAGCCTTCTCAGCACTGCTTTTTAGCTTTTTCCTAGCTGCGGCAGCTATGGCTATGTCTTTTGCTGTGTCACCGAACTGTCTACCTGCGGCCACTTTACTAAGGTTTTTAACTGCGAGTTTAGCCGCTGACATAGCACCTGCTTTGGTGGTAGCATATGCAACACCGCCCGCACCTGCAGTAGTTGCCGATAGCAAAGCTGTGGCAGTAACATCAACAACCATAGGAGCTACAACATTTGATAAGTCCATGCCCCAACCAAAATCATCTCCAAATAAAGAAGCTACTTCTCGCCTACGTTGTCTATCCTTCTGGTTCTCGACTAAGTAATTAGTAGCTCCTTCACTTTTAAATACAATAGCCCCTAACGAAGCAAACATTCCTATAACCGCATCTGGTATAGTGGCTGCTACATCCCCTAATCTGTTTTTCACAGAACTGTAATTACGCTTATCAGCTAAGAAAGTATCTAGTACGTCTGTGTCAGCCGAACCATTAACTCTACCTGCTTGCTTTGCAGCCATCCAGTCGTCACTAGTAGCGGAGGTGTCTGCTAAAAATTTATCATAATGCTCGTATGTTAACTGCCTGAACAATTTACGCTGGTTCCTGAGCGATGTAGCTTGGTCAGGGGTTAATCTTTTATCTCCTTTGACAGCTCTCTCGAACCTATCTTTCTGCTGCATGAGAGATGGGTGTGCTAACACATGGCCGCTCCCTAAGATACGGATGTTCTTCACATCCTCGTCATCATAAAATTTAAACTCGCCTCTCTCGTTGACTTCATTAGCAGCGAGTAATTCTGTAGCATCCTTAATCTCTTTGTCAGAGTATCTATTAAGAGCTGCTCCTTCTCCGAACCCGTTGTTGCGGCTATATGCGGATGATAATCCTTTGCGGAAGTCTCCTATAGCAGCACCCATAGCGGATGACTGATCAAGGTCGGGTTTAATATCCCTCTCCTTAACAAGGCCACGCATTATATCTAAGGCATTCTGCGCTGTATCATCTGCAGGGTCTTTTGAACCGAGTATGCCGTTGAGTTCTTGTAACAGTTTAGCTTGTCTGATACTCTCGAACACAGTCGTATTCTCCGTAGCTCCTTTCTTGAGCCCTGACACAACACGATAAGCATCTGAGTAATCGAGGGCTCCTAAGCGTACAGCGTCATCAAGAGCTTTACCTCTATCCTCTATACCAGTGCCCCCTATAATCTTCTCGACTCCTTTGTCATCTGTGATCCTAGCGAAAGGGAGGTTACCAGATTCAACTAGAAGTGACTTAGCCCTACTTAGTTGTTTAGCTAGTTCTTCCTTATCGCCATCTTCACTTTGTATGTTATTGAAATAAGTAGAACCCGCCTCTTCCCCGTACGCCATACGGATAAGATTAGTCTGAGTTTGTGCGTCGGGCTGGGGTTTGATCGTTTTTATGAAATCTTCTGACTGAACTTGTTCAGCATCCACTGCACCACTATTAAGTAAACTACCTACCAAGCCTTGTGATATAGAACTTTCTACTTGGTCGTCTAATTCCCCTGTACGAAAGAAGTGTCCTCTTTGATAATCAGCGTAGCCTTGAGCACCGAGCAATGGATCATTTATATTTGACCCTGTAGAGGTTGACCACTGGCTGAACGATTGGAGTGGTGGGACGATGATGTTTTGATCAAGGTCGTTAGGCGTGGGGGTTTGTTCCCCCAACGATAATGTTGGATATAGGTCTGACACAGCAGAATTTGGGTTTGTATAGTTATTATTAAAAGAAATTATTGACCCCAACTAGAGGCAACAACATCTGCAGCAGGGTTAACCGCTGCTACTTCATGCATGGCTCTCATTGAGAGCGCACCTTTTTGAATCAATAAATTTTCAATAGCTTCGGTATATAAGTCTTTCTCATCCATCGCTTCTAACCTAGCCCTCTCGCCTTCTGGTATGTTCTCCCTTGTTGGATACTTTAGTAAAAGGAGTACCTCAATAAATGTTCCTTTATTATCTATACCCTCTGGGATGTTGTGTTTTTGTATTAGCGCGTCGTACTCAGCGTCACCCGTCTTACCATTCCGCAGCCTCATAATAATCCCTTCTATATCTTCAAGCTCTTTAAGTTGCTCACCTCTAGTTTCTTTTGATCTTTCTCTTAGAGCCACTGCCTTCAAGTTACTTTGCATCTCTGGCGGAGCTTGATCAACAAAACTCGCGTCTCCTTTGTCGGATTGTTTCTCAACGAAGTTAGTTAACTTTTGCTTATCTGCTTTGTTTATCTTTAACTGATCGAAGCCTGAAGTGAATATAGAGCTAACAGTACTGTTTGAAAGTGTTGGAGCAATGTTGGGGGATAACATAGTGCTTGTTAGTTTCTTTTGCTTGTTAGAGTCTGAGTCTTCGGAACCCATTATATCTCTTACACGAGAAGTAATTTGTGGGGTTAACTGAGCCACCCTTTGATCCTCTCTATTCTTCCTTTGGGCTGCCTGAAGATCCGCATACGCTTTCTGTTGCTTAGACATGTCAGATAGCTTTGTGTCAAACCTATTAGCAAACATCGCTTTCTCTGAAGCTGGCATCCTTGACGAAGCTATATCCCCAAAGTAGTTGCCTCTTAGGTCTGCCATACTCTGTGAAGGATCGTGCGCTGACGGAGCAGAAGGACTTCGCATCTGGATAAGACGCTCTTGTTCCTTAGCTTCGAGCTCCCTATGTTCTGGCCTCATTATAGTAGGCTCATTAAGCCTCTCTACTTCTGACTGAAGGGCCATCTTACCAGCTTCAGAAGCATAGCCTTGTTTTCTAAGCCTTCGTGCAGCTCTTTTATACTTAGAAGAGGTGCGGTCTTTTGAATACCGCTCTCCTAATTCATACTGTGGTAGTGTAGAAAACTGCATACTAGCGGTTAAGGAACCTCTTCGCCCTTTTCTTGACCTCCTCATCATCCTTCCATGCACTAGCTAATTCAGGAGATAGTGGCTCAGGTTCTTTTACCTTGTACTGGTCTAAAACTTTTTGCCTGTCTTGCGTTGCCTTCTGTGTCTTCTGTGCAGCAACTGATTCTTCCCCCGCACGGGTCATTCTCTCAGTGGCTTCAGGGTTCATGCCTGTGTCTTTAATAAACTGCTTCCTTTCGTTGTCAGCATTACCAAACCTTCTTCTAAACTTTTTAAGAGCGTCCCTCTTATGGCGTTCAGCAGTGAACTGCCCTTCACGATTGCGTGCATCAATTTCATCCCCTGTCCTCAGACGGAAACTTTTGTCTGGCTCTCTCATCCCTAGCCTAGTAGATTTCAGCAAGTTAGTGTCGCTAACGCGCTGGTCGTTACCGCCTTCATACCCATAAGGGCCCTCTGTCCCCGCAAGTTTTGCTTGTTTATCTTTCGCTTGTTGTAAAACGTCAGCTTTTGTAGTGGTAGGAGGAGCCTTTCCCACCGTACCTGCATCCTCAGAAGAACCTGCCGTATTGGAATGATGCCAAGGCGTAACCTCGCGCTGGCTCTCGTCCCAGAAGTTATCGACTGCTCCTTCTTCATCATCATCACCAGAAAACATGCCCTTTATTTTACTACCAGCCCACCAAAGGGCTGCGGGTACAGTCGCTCTGTCGGCCACTTTGAGCCCTGTCTTTAATACTGTCCCAGTTTTTGGTAGTACCTTTTTAGCTACTTTAGCCCCTGTCTCTAATACTTTCCCAGTTGTAGGGAGTAGTTTATCAACTAGCTTACTATTACTAGGTATACCCGCCCCACCTTTCTTAGCTGCAGCTTTCATAGCTTCACGGGCTTTCTTTATCTTCTCCGCTGCTTTGAATTTTTTCCTAGCGTCTAAAGTTTGTTTGAGCCACTTGTATCCTTTAGTCCCCCATTTGTAGGCTTTAGGTACTGCGGCTGCTGCTGCGGGTATTGCTGCTGGTAGTGGCATAATATATACATAAATTTAGTTTTTTTATACGAAAAGTCAACAAGGCTATGTGCCTTGGAGAGATTCATTACTTAACATGTTTGATAACTTTTTGATCGAACGTCTTGGCCTATTAATTTGGCTGGAATTTCCTGTGTCCATAGGCTCAACGGCAACTAGCCCGTGCCTTTGACGTGCTAAGTCCAAGCATAAGAAAGCGGCATCGGCTAAGTCAGGTGACATACCTAGTCTAGATTTATACTCCACCTTACTTTCGATCTTCATTCTTAGTGTCCCTCCCTTAACCATATCATAGTTTCGCCCTATAATTTCCTGAGCTAAATCACCATTCATACCAAATAACTGCTTAGTCCTACAAAGTTCTTTGCCAACGAACCATAGCTCTGTTACCCTGTTAACGTACAATTCACTTCCTATGAATTTTGAATTAGCGGAAACCCTGCGCTCAGATGCCCTACCACCAAAAGAAACCCGTAAAATCTCGTCACTCCATTCTCCAGCTAGTACGTCACAAAATGGAGCACCTGCTCCAGTTGCGTCTACTGCGAGATCCATCGGTTTTATCTTTCTTTTTTGGCACTCCTCCTTTACCTGACGGACAATCTGGTAAGTCCTTGGAACCGCTTTGTTGGTGGCATCGTCATTCAGGTGAATAGCTTCACCAAGCTGACAAACAAACTGCCCCTTCGAGTCATAACCAACGTGACCTGTGTAAAGAATACAGCGATCCCCGCCATTAGTGAAGGCAGGATCTAAACCAGCGATGGGGATCGGAGTGCCTTTCCACTCTACTTCACTCATAGACCCGCTACGCACCAACTCTGCTTCGTTGTATATAGTATCGTCCTCGTCACCGTCAAAGAATACCGCCCTACACATCCTATAATAACCACGGGACTCCTGTCCCAAGAGGGCTTTGTCCTCATTTAGTTTTTCTGTCGTGGGCAGCCAAGGATATACTATTTCATCCGCTATAACATTGGGGCTGCGTTCAGCGTCAAACCTAATGTATTCTCCTCCCCACTTAGTCCTCCATTGGTAGTCAGTGTTTGTATCTACACTGTCCCAACCGTTTTTAGGGGTAGACCACACACCAAAAGCATCGAAACGGGAGTTTGGGTTACTTAGCCCAACCATCTCGAATCTTTCATTTTTAGATAGGTTACTTAGCCCAGCCTGTATAATGGCTTCCGATACTTCAGAAAGCTCATCTGCAATAAGCATCACTCTCTTCTGTTTAATCCCAATAAATTTTCCTATAGCCTCTTTAGTCTTGGATTTCTCTGCCGCTATCAACGACAAACCTGCTCGCTCTATTAAGTTTCCCTTCTCAGTAACGTAGGCCGCATTGCCTATGCTATCTCTAATTCTAATCGGAGCCCCCTCAATAACCATTAGTAATGAAACGACAGAACCCCATATCCTTTTCCGTGCCTCTCTTAAAGTAGTTGATGTAAGTAGTACTAATGTATCCCTTGGAGCAGCTAACCAGTTTAGTATTCCCCAAGCAGCTAATGTGTGTGACTTGCCACTGTTAGCAGCACCCCCAATAGCAATGTACTTATTACGAATAACTGCGCGTATCATTTCCGCAGCCCAAGGATGTTTTACCATCATAGGTTCGGGCCTCTCAGAGTTATTCCAAATCTCGTCACACAATCTCCAGAAGTAATATTCTTTAGCTCCGTTAGAGTCATGGTTTCCTAAACCATATAGCAAGGCTGTTATGGTATTAGTAGGGGGTATAAGCATGCCCCCTACGTCCATCTTCTTTGTCTTAGGATCTATGCGTGGTTCGTATGCTTTAGTAGACTTACTCATATTACTTGAATTTATGTATAAATAATATTATATTTTAACCGCTTTGCGTAAAAAACAAAATGAATCAGTGTTCTTAGATAGGGAGGACGTTCAACGCGCCCTACAGCTTTATAAACAGGACTACAAGTTAAGTACTATAGCTGACGAGCTGGGAATATCCACGTCAACCCTCCGTAGATGGCTAAGGAAAGCGGGCTTTGGCCCCAAGCAAGACTCCTATAGTGCTAACCCAGACAGTGAGGAGATTGAAAGCGCAGACCCAATACAAGAAGCATTGGATGCTGACCTTAGTAAGAAAACTAAAGAAGCAATTAACATTGCAAAGAGGGATGCAAGGACTACAGAAGAAAAAGACATCCTTGAACTATCGGAATCACAGACATCCCCAGCAGAGAAGTATCAAACGTATATTGCTGCTGCAAGCATAAGACTCCTTAGGGATTCTATGAGTAACCTAAGGCCCCCAAAAACTATTCGAGAGCTAGACCAACTAGATCAAATTGTTAGGAGGAATCTTGGTCTCAATAATAAAGGTAGTGGTGCAGGTAAAATGCAGATTGATATTAGTATTTTAAATAACGCCCGTGCCGATAAAGGCAGAGGGGCTATTAAAGTAAACCAAGATAATATAGTTGATGTCGAACCAGAAAAACCAAAAGACTAAAGAGGACGCGGAGTCTACCCTGTTGTTGTATTCAGGACTAGAGGATGCTTTTATAGGGACAGTTGATAGATATGGTAACCCGCCAACAGCTTGCTACTCTAAAAAGATAACTATCTCGATCCTAAAAAAAGAGTTTAATTTATCTACCAAAGAGGCTAATGATAGGTTAGAATATGAGTACTTACTAAACAACTTTAGTGAGGCTACTCCATGTTTTCTCGAAGACAGAGCAACAGCAGAATGTTCCCCAACAGGGAGCTAGTTGACCGCCCTACCGTAATCATTAGGGTGGAAGTCCCTCCTAACGATTTTACTTTCAAGACCAAGGTTTTGACGGGCTTGTGCTATCTAGTCATACCAAAAACATCCAAGGAAGTCTTTTACATTCAAATGCTTACACAGAATGTAGATGTGTTCTTGCCTTCTGAAGGGGACGGGCTGCTACTAAGTAGTAAATCATTACAGGGCTTATGATAATTGGAGTTGATAACGGGCTTGATGGTGGGCTCGCTGCCATTTCGAGGCACACAGGAGCTCTAATTGATAAGACTATTATGCCCACCATTCACAGGGCGGGTAAGCGTGAAGTAGATGCACGGGCGCTGTATGAATGGATAATGGGCCTCGGGCAATGTATAGATGATTTCTTAGTCGCTGTTGAGGAGCCCCTTAAACACGCTAAATCTTCGCAAGCTGTACGGTCAATGGGCATATCTTTTGGAAAAATTATAGGGGTTTGCGAGAGTAGACAGTGGTCTCACTGCTGTGTGTCGGTGCATAAATGGCAGAAGTTCATGTTAGGTAACGTGCCTAAAGGGTGTACCAAACAAGCTGCACTATGGAAAGCAGAGTGCCTTGCCCCAAATGAGTGCTGGCAGAAAAGCAAAAGAGCTACAAAACCTCACGACGGAATGGTGGATGCCTTCTTAATTGCTAGGTATGTCAGCGATAAAACAATTAAAGCATAGCCTCTAAATTGTATTATATTAAAACCAGTTAGGCTTTTATTGGTTTAAACCTGACTAGGGGATTAGGGGTTGTTTGCTTTTTGCTACCCCTTCTCCCCGTTTCAATTCTTTTCTCTAGACAGCTACGTGTGTAGCGTGTATGAATGGGCGAAATGAAGACCTTATTTGAGAAGCAGAAAGAAGCGTGTGATTTCTTTGAGTCGCGGCAGAGACAAAACATAAACACAGTAGACACTAGTTCTGTGGGCACAGGCAAGACGGTAGTAGCAGCCCATTTGGTAAAAGCGTTAGGAGGAGCGGTGGTTGTTATATGCCCTAAAGCAGTGATCCCCTCTTGGGAACGGGAGCTGGAAGAGACAGGCATAAAACCTTTATTTGTTTTGAACTATGAGAATATAAGGCGGGGCCGTCCTCCTTATATGACGAAGAGGGGGAAGAAGATAATGCAGTGGCACTTACCTGAAGGCACTACAATACTTATTGATGAGATTCATAAATGCAAAGGAGCCTTTACTCAGAACGCACAGCTCATCATAAGTTTAGTTCAACAAGGGTATCGTGTGCATGGTATGTCTGCTACCGCAGCAGAAGACCCTACAGAGATGAGGGCGTTAGGTTATATGTTAAGCTTACATAGCTTGAATAAGAACGACGGAGATTTGAAGAGCTGGTACGGCTGGATGCACATCAATGGATGCGCCCCCGATCAGTGGAAACATTGGCGGCTGATAAGTAGAAAGAAACTAGAGGCGCTGAAAAAGGGTATCTATGGTGTGACAGGACATAAGCTCACGGTCTCTGACTTCCCTGATAGCTTTAGAAATAATAGGGTGTTTATAGAGAACGTGGAGTTCTCTGATAAGGAGGGCATACAAAAGATATATAAGGATCTTGATATTACTCCTGAGATAGTCACTCGATATATCGAAGAAGGCACAGTAGGGGATAGCGAGTGGGCGTTGGTAAACATTTTACGTGCAAGACAATTAACAGAGGCGGTAAAAGTGCCTGATTTAGTTAATATGGCTGAAGACTTAAAAGAGCAGGGCAACTCTGTAGTGTTGTTTGTTAACTTCAGAGATACTGTGGAGGCCCTATGCTCACAATTAAAATGTAAACCTGTTGAAGGAGGACAGAGTATAAAAGAAAGGCAACAAATCATTGATAATTTTCAAGATGACAAGGAACATGTGATCGTTGTTAATATCAGTGCTGGGGGTACAGGACTTTCATTGCACGATATTAATGGCAAAAGGCCCAGAGTTAGTTTAATATGCCCCTCGTATTCAGCTAAAGAGTTTGCACAGACGTTAGGTCGTATTCATAGGAATGGTGCTAAGTCAGATGCGCTACAAAAAATACTAGTCGCTGTGGACACCATAGAAGAAAATGTCATACGGGCAGTAAACAGAAAATTAGAAAATATGAAAGCACTACATGGATAATACACACACCCAACTAAAATTAGATATAGATGTTATGCCTGTGTTAAAATGCAAAGCATTGGATACGGCAGAGAAAGAATTAAATTATAGGCCCGTACCTAAAGATTTATTAGACGTTGTCTACTATAATGAGGGGGGTCTTTTCTGGAAAGAAGATGTAAAAATAAATGGAAGGTACTCATCTGCTAAGAAAAAAGGTAAAGAAGCAACTTGCATAAGACCAACGTATTGGGATGGTAAAAAAAAATGTTGGGTTGCCCCTAAATGTGTTGTCTGGTGGTACATAAATAATAAACGTACGTGGTTCGCAGCTTCACGAGTTATAATGGCAATGTTCCGTTTTGACGATTTAACTAGACAAGTTGACCATATAGACCACAACACATTAAATAATAAACTAAGTAACTTGAGACACGCAACACAACAACAAAACAGTGCTAACAGAAGACTGCCTAGAAGCAATACAACAGGCTTTAAAAATGTCCGTGTAAGGAGAAAAGAGAAACATCTTTGTAGAGTTATTGTCAAAGTTAACGGAAAAGGAATTTATGTGAGAGATGAGTTTGGCCGCGCAAGTTGGCCCAACACTAGAGAAGGGCTAGAATACGCTGATAAGGTAGCGACAGATTTCAGAGAGAAAACATTTGGTAAATTTACTTGTCATGGATAATCAACCAGATCACGG